TATTCCCCCTGCACCTTGACAAAATCAGTAACCAGGACATTCAAGACTGCCTTCACGAAACGGAGGAAGCCGGGCTTGTAAGGGCATACTGTGTCGGGGGCAAGGATTACGTGCAGATCATCAATTTCGGGCAGCGCAGACAGAGTAAGCCCAAGTTCCCGCTTCCTGACGGTGATTCACCGTGTAATACAGTGAGTCACGGTAGTTCACGGGAATCCACGGTGAATAACGGTGAGTCACGGAAATCCACCGCTTATACGGAGACGGAGACGAAGACGGATACGTATACGAAATCGGAGACGGAGACGAAGGAAGCTTCGCCTAACGGCTCGCGTTCGGCAACTGCTCCTTCTCGTTCTTCTCTTCCTTCTTCACCGGGAGAAGTGGAAGCCCACCTGAAAAACGAGGTTGGAAGAGGCTGCTTGCTCCTACCCCCCAGAGAGATTCCAGAATGCGCCCAGCAATACTGGGCGGATCGGGACGGTTTGGGTTGGGTGGACAGGTCAGGCGTGCCTATTTCAAACTGGAAAAGCAATGCTTGGAGTTACGCCCAGCGTTGGGCAAGGAACCTCGAAACAAAAGGGCAATCACCAGGAGTGGAAAGAGACCCCTTCGATCCAAGATTTAGAAAAAACATTTAACCCTCAATAACAATTTATGCAACTTACAGAAACACAACTCAACGCCGAGAAAACCGTTCTTGGCAACTGCATTGACGGAGCCGACAAGGTGGCCGCTCTCGTCGAACAAGGCATTGGAAGGAGCCACTTTGCCCTTCCTGCCCACCAGAAAATATGGGCTGCCTTTGAAGCCTTGTCCAAGACGCCGGAGAAGCTCAACATTACCGACCTGATCCAGCACCTGGACTCTTCCGGAGACTTGGAATCCGTAGGGGGACATGTCGGGCTTGTCGAGCTTTCAACCAGCTTTGCCTACCATTTCCAGTTCGAGCCCTCCGTGAAGATTCTGGCGGAATCCAAGAAGAAGCGGGATGTGGAATCCCTGTTCATTTCCGGGCTGGAAAATCTTCAAAACCCAACCCTGACCAAAGACGAAGTTCTGGCGGAAGCCGAAAAGGTGATGTCCTCCTTGCGGGAAACTTACGGAGTGGCCCAAGTGGCGCGCATGGCTGATGGCACACAGAAGGTGGTGGAAGGGTTGGAGTTCCGCATCAAGAATCCAGGACAGACCAAGGGGCTTCCTACCGGGTATCCCTCCCTGGACAGGATGCTGGACGGCCTGCAGAAGACTTCCATGATCGTCATCGGAGCCCGGCCCGCCGTGGGGAAGACTTCCTTCATGACCAATATTCTGTACAATCTGGCTGCCGAAGGGGTGCCAGTAGGCATGTTCTCTCTGGAAATGTCCAAGGAGCAGTTACTTGAACGTACGCTTTTTGGCATGTCCAAAATCAATGCGGCCAATCTGCGCCGAGGCATCAAGCTGACCAAGTGGCAGCAGGAGGCTTTCACCAATGCGGTTCGCAAGGTGAAGAGCCTGCCCTTCTTCGTGGACGACCGGGGAGCCTTGAGGATTGACCAGATCCAGGCAACCGCCCGGCGCATGGTGGCGGACCACGGCGTGAGGTGCATCGGCGTGGACTACCTGCAGCTTGCCAATCCTTCCAGCCGCGGCGCTTCCCGGGAACGGGAAGTGTCAGAGATTTCCGCCGGCCTCAAGGCCCTGGCCAAGGAGCTGAATATTCCGGTAATCGTGCTGGCCCAGTTGAACCGGGAAGCGGAGAAACGCGCCGGGAAGGAAGCCGGGGTTCCCCGTGTGTCCGACCTGCGCGACTCCGGCTCCATCGAACAGGATGCCGACCAGATATTATTGCTCTACAGGCCATACGTCATGGACAAAAATGCAGATCCGGAAGAGGCGAAAATCATCGTCGGCAAGAACCGTTTCGGGGAGATTGGTTACATTGACCTGAAATGGGATGCTGCCGCCACTACCTACAGGGAGGCTTAATATCATGAAGAACATGTCGTCAGTCAGAAAAGACCTGTTGCGGAATATTGTTCGCCAGAGAGTGCGGCCGTCGCAGCTGCTTATCCTGATGGAGGTTCGCGACCATCCGGGGAGAACGTCACGGGAGATTGCCGACAGGTGCCATCTGGACCCCAGTAACGTGTCCCACAGGCTGGATTACCTGGCAAGGACTGGCGACGTGGTCAAAACCGGGTCACGTCCCTGTGTGCATTATTTGAGCAAGCAGGGGCGTGATTTTTTGGATGGAGTTGAGGATTCAAAGTCAGCAGGTTGATGCTATCGGCAAGAAACGTTGACACTCGGCAACTCGACACGCCGAAAAACAGGAGGGTAAAATATTGGTATGAAGAGAGAGGGTAACAAATCCAGGGCGACGGAGAAGAAGAAGGAGTTTGCAAGGCTCCTGGTTGAGGGAAAATTGTCCAAGGCGGACGCATACCGTAAGGCTTACAAACGCAAGGACATGAGCAATGAGGCGGCAAGTAAGGCGGCTTCCCGTTTGTCCAAAGATGCTGAAATTGTGCGAATGATTGACGAATTGAACGCCCAGTTGAACAAATCCGCCGTGCTGACCAAGCAGGAACGTATGGAATGGCTTTCCCGTGTTGTGACAACTCCCATCGGTGATATTGACAACACATCAGAGCTTTGCCAGGAGTCTTCCATTGATGAAAATGGCATGAAATTCAAGATGCCATCGAAAATTGCAGCCATTGCCGAGCTGAACAAGATGGATGGAGCATACACGCCTCAAAAAATGGAAGTAGATGCAGGAGAGAACTTTATGAGTCTTTTGGCATCCCTGCCTTTTGACCCTCCCGTAAAGTCCGGCAAAAAGTAGTGACACTCGGCAACTTGAGATTTTTCCGGGTTTGCCTCATGAAGGAGGCATGCTTAATTTTTTGGGGATTACACGCCATTTGTCCACGACAGCCGGCTATGCCAAGCGCATAGGCTGGCTTTTGCACGAGGACGTGACGCAATCTCCGTTCCCGGTAACTGGCGTTTCCTTCACAGGCACGGTGAAAACGGAGGAAGGAGAGCTGCCCATCACAATCGAGCATGGCGAACAGGAGAATTACCTGGAGCTTACCTTTCCCGCCCTTCCTATTGGCCGCTGGCCGTATGCCATCCATGCCCAGGATGAATCCGGAGAGGATTTACGGCTATTTGCGGGTTACATCGGCGCTGTGGAGTCCGTGACTCCCATTGAGGCTTCCACTGTGTACGACATTCCGGTGATGGGCATTGCGATTCCTATCGAGGCAGGCAAGACCATCAAGGCGCAGTGGCTTTCCAACACGGCGGCTTCCCTCGCCGCCCAGCAGGCGCAGCAGGATGCTTCCAGCACCCGCACGGACGCGGACACAGCGAGTCAGGCAGCCACGACGGCAACCGGAGCGGCTATCACCGCCGCGGAACGAGCCAGAGAAGCGGAAGGCTATGCCGGCGCCGCTCAAGCCTCCAAGGTGGCGGCTGGCAATGCCGCGGCCTCTGCCAGCACGTCCGCCGCTGATGCGGCCCACGATGCCAGGAGCGCCAATGACGCCAAGACGGCTGTGGAAGGGATTGTTTCAGATTTTACGCAGACGATCAGCGCGGCCAAAGAGGAAGCCGTTACCGTCATACAAGCCAAGCAAGCTGATTCCGTTCTTGCTGTAGGGCGAGCGCAGAAAACCGCCACGGACAAGGTAGCCAGCGCACAAGGCGCTGCTGTCACAGCCGTGGAAACGGCAAAGACGGAAGCCGTGCAGGCAGTGCAGACGGTCCAGGCGGAAGCCATGGAAGCAATCACGCCCTTTGTCGAACAGGCTGAAACCGCCAAAGGGGAAATAGACCAGGCGGAAGGCAGAATCAAGACGGCGGAAACCAATGCAGAAACCTCCGCCAAGAATGCCTCTGACTCCGCCACCGCAGCCCAGCAGGCCCTTGCCGCCATCCCGCAGGTGGACGCGGCGGGCAACATGACGCTGGCCGGCGGTCTGACTGCGACGGGCACCGTTACTGCCAACGGCGGCGTTCGCGTGCCGCTGCCTGCCACGGCCCAGGAGGCTATCTCTTACGAGGCGCTGATAGAGCAGCGGGCCGCAGATGATTGGCGGCGGATGGGGTACTACATGGAGACCCTGATCCCCTCCTGGGTAACTACCATTGTGAGGCAGATGCAGATGTCCGCCGCTTATAATGTGGGCACGGCCAACGTATCCATCAAGGAGGGCGTATACGGTAACGATTGGCAGGACATGCTGGTCACGATGACCAAGGCTGCCGGCGTATCTCTGATTGGTTGCAGCACTGGGGCGTGGAAGTTTGCCAACTACATGGGCAATAGCCGTAATAGAGATTATGCCGCCGCCTCTGTGTGGCGCATCATCGGCTCTGACAAGGTGTCTATCCTGCTGGGGAGTACGGCGCAAGGCTATTCCTCGGCGACCAATCCGGCGGCGGATTGTTATGCGCATCCCATCCATTGGGTAGATTATGCCTGGGATAATGCAAATTACAGATACCCGCTGATCAACTCTGTCAACGGCGCAACCAGCAGAGACATGACGCCCGCCTGGCAGGTGACGATCTACCCCAAGGGCTACCTGGGCAGCAGCACGTCCTGCCTGTTGCGCGGCACGGATTACGGGCGGGATGTAGGTGATCAGCAGTATATGTGGGCATTGGCGCCCAGCGTTACTTATCTTTCTGTGGCGATAACTCCCCGGCAATCGGCTGACCACGCCAATGTTGAGAATCGCTGGGAGATGTTTGTGGACGGCCACTACGTGATGCCGATGACAAGCCTGTTTTGCGGGAGCGGCAACACGGCCTGCTTCACGGCAAAAGCCAAGGCTCACGAGGTGAGCAGTACCATGCAAGTGGGGCTGCGGATGGGAGGCATGAGGATTGACGCAGCCCCCGCGCTGGGAGTCAACGATGTCTGGCCGATCATGGAGCGCGTTGTGATGCGTGATGCGACGGTCAAGCCCGTGCCGGAGGTGACGGCTTCCGCGCTGGAGGTGGGAGCGGAAGGCGGTGAAGTAACGCTGACGGTATCCTCCACACTGGCGGAGGCTGTGTACGCCATTAACGACACGATGTGCGGGCATGACCCCGCCG